GTGGAAATACTGAAATGCAGGGTTGTGGTCCGATGCAGCTTACCTGGTGGGAATTACAGGACGAAGCAGATGCTTACGGTGGCTGCTACAATCCTATGTCTAACATTCTTACTGGAGTTAACTTCTTGTCTAATCTTCGTACTAAATGGATAACAGAGCATCAACCTGATACTTCTAATCCTGATGATATGTGGCGCGCTGTCTATAACGCTTGGAACGATGCTACCTATGCAGAGGCAATGGTAACTAATAAGTTACCTGAGTGGCGCGACATTTTGGCTAACCCTCACTAACATGGCACTTAATAACGCCGCTAAGGTAGACATCACTGAACACACTTGCGATAACTGTAACACAACTGTGTTTAGATGGATCGATATGATTACCGGTGAAGAATTTTGGGCTGACGAATACGCTAGCCCTACTTGTGGTCGGTCAAGTAGTTTCCACTTAGTAAGCGAGACTTAATGCCCATCGTCGATCCTACCTACGCTAAGCAGCGGAGACGTAAGCATAAGCGTTCCGCTGTCCTCAAAGACCCTCAATCTACAGGGCGTAAACGAGCAGCCATACTATTTCCCTTAGATCGTTCAGGTTTATGCGAATGGTCAAAGGCGTTTATAAGCCAGTTGCTTGTGTCACCTGAGAGTGAGTACTTTGAGGACACCAGGCCGCTTAAACTTATAGCTGCCGAGATAGCTGGTTGTATGGATGATGAAGGTAACCTGTTACCCTTTCGTATCTGTGAAGATAACTTACAGGTTAACAGGCACCACGGTCCAGACAAGAACACACTTAACAATGAACCCGGTAACGTACACCGCATCTGTGCTTACTGTCATAACATGTGGCACGCTATCATGGATGAGGATTGGGACGGAGAGGCTAAGAGTGACTGATGGACGATAGTATGATTCCTTTCTGTATCTTCGATGTTAAAAGAATGACGTATGATTCTAATATGAAACATTGGTGGTGCAGTTGCGGATTTATTCTTACTGATGAACAGCTAATTTCTATGTATGAGTTACGAGTCGTTAATAGAAAAGCTTTTCATATAGGAGACTGATGTCTGACGATATGTACGCAGGGCGGGGAATTAAGTTAGACATCCCTGACACAGTAGAAGAAAAACGACGAGCCAGAATTAACCAGTTTAAAGTTAGGAGACTTATTCGACTCAACGTTCCTGTAGGGGAACATGTAATCCTATACAACATCCTCGGAGTAGATGAACCTAAAGAACACCTAGAAGGTAAGCCCGAAAGGAAGCGTTGGTCCGGATGACAGAACAAAGTATGCAGCAGTTACCTTCCGTTAACGATTTCGTTAAGCATATCGTTGTGCAGAAGGTTAACGGACAGCAGTTCGTTAAACTTCAAGATTTCCAGGCTGTTGTTCAGCTAGGGCAAGCTCTTGAAGAGCAGTTAACAAATGCTATTCATTACTTCGGTGATGAGCAAGAGAAAACCGACTTGCTTATTAAGGGTCAGGCTATGGACGCTGCTTCTACTGTTGCAGCAGGTGACGTAGCTAAAGATCCTAAGGAAGCTCTCGAACTTTTTACGACCATCTTTACTGAAGCTATTCAGTTATTGACCTCCGAGTTCGAGTACCAAACGCAGGAAGCTCCTTCGGAGGCCCCTGTAGACCCAGGAGAAGCCCTCGCAGCACTTTCTAAAGGCGATTCTTAAATAAATCGCTTAAGTGCTTGACACCGAGGGTCAAACACGATATAGTTGTACTAGTGGGGGCGTTGTGCCCCATTACCCGTTAAGGAGAAGGCCGTGGAGAATCCGAGAACTTACGATTGTAATAACTCTGCTGAGTGTAGCAATGTTGATCTTACGCCTAGTGAGATTATCGAGCGCACCAGTATCAATGAGCGTCCTGGTGAGGAACCGCTTTACGTTAAGGCTACGTTCTGCTTTAAGTGTGACGACAAGCACGCAGCCGATCTCGTTAAGATGGGTTTCGTTCAGGTTACGAAGCGCGAGGCGCTAGGCGAAGCGCCAGAGTAAGTTTCTCTACCCTTCGGCGGTAGAGAAAGTGGGGCTCTTAACAAGTTCGCATAGATCATATTGACTGCGGTCCTCTGCTCTGAGAGCCCCACCTAGACTTCCCGGTTGGGAGAAGGTAGGATAACTAACATATCTCTCAAGGATATCGTTAGCCTCTTTACTCCGACGCGAACCGACTCCCAGCCGGGTCGCCAAATTTAATAAGCTTGGGTCCTGATACACCAGCCGTGATTCCTGTTAAGCAGTGAGAGTCTGATAGGGAACCGCCCGAGATTAAGAGGCTGGCCGCTGTCTTTAGGAAGATTAGGATAACTCTAGACGGCGCGTCTACCAACAGAAAGGCCGTAAACATGTGCAGTCATTGTGGAGAAGATCATCCCCTCGTAACCGAGTACATTCTTAAATTTGATTCCGAAGAACGTACTTGTGAACTCTATGTTAAGAACGACGAGGAGCCACTTGAGTTTATCTATCATTTCAATAACGATACTGGTATGGTTAGCGATCTAGCCATGTGGGCAATTGAGCTACGTCGTACCGCAGATCTTTTTAAGCGGACAGATGAGGCTCTCCCTCAGAATGGACCTGTTGACCCTGCTAAACTTATGGAGGTCCTTCGGGAACTCAATAGCCGCACGAAGGCTAGTGGTAACTAGTGTCTACTAATACCGCTTCGCCATTCTATAACCCGGCACATGACCAATCTTTGACTAAGGCTATCTGGCCTATGGTTTGCCGGTGTCGTGCGCATGGTAAAAACCCTGACGTTGTTCTAGACACCACACGTAACATGTGGGTCTGCAAGGAGTGTCGTAAGCCTTGGATCGTTAACGAGAATTACGTGGTAAGGTGTGAGTGGTGTGGTAATCTATTTGTTATCTGGATTTACTCTCATGACATTTCTCCTGACTCTTGTAAAGAGTGTGGGGGAAATAACGTCGCTCTCCCTAATCATGTTACTGAGGACTACGCAGATGCTTACGAGAAGAAACTGCATGGGGAGCTAGCATGAACGCCGAAGTTGCTAGTCCTCGCGTTATCTCTAACTCAGAGATTAACTCTTGGCGTAATTGCCAGAGGCAGTACTACTACTCGTACGATCTTAAGATTGAGCCTATCGATGGCCGTAAAGGTCGGGCTCTCATGATCGGTAACATTGGTCACTGGACTAAGAAGCGTTACTTCCAACACTTGTTAGAGAATCCTGGTGATTTCGATGGAGCTAAGCATATTGCTATGTTATGGCTCGCTATGTACGTGGCAGATGGTAACTACGACATCATCGAATACGGTAACCTGGTTACTCGTAAACTCCACACGTACTTTGATTACTTTCCGCAGATTCATCCTGGTGCGCAGGTACTTGAAGTTGAACAGTTCCATCAGGTAGACCTTATCGATGAGTTCGGTTACGGGTTTACTAATGACCTTCGCCTACAGGACGGCCCCATTATCTATCTGATTGATCATAAGTGGACGCATGACTTTTGGGGTCAGATAGAACTAGACACCAAAGGCGCTGCTCAACTGGATAAGTATTTCTGGGCTATGCAGATTTTGGATATTCCTGTAGATCGCGTAGCCATTTGGGAATACCGTTACCGTGAGCGCGGCGTTGGTCCTAAGGCGAGGTCTGCGCCTTACACCAATGAAGAACAGTTTAGGGAGACCGATTGGGTCCCTACTGTTCCTGCGATGCGCAATCTCATGATCGAGCAAGTTAAGACCTCTCGTGAGATTGTTAACCACCGTTCCTTAGAGACTATCGAGGAAAAGTCTCAGGATGTGATTCGCAACATTGGGACCAACGCCTGCAAGTTTTGTGATTTCGCTACGCTCTGTTTAGCTGAGCTAAACGGGGAGCCCATCATAGAAGATATAGACACCAATTTCCAGCCAAAGACTTATGACTACAATGAAACTAAGGACACTGTAGTCGTCAAGGAAGGCGCCGTTAATGACAGAGACTACTAGTACCGATCCTATCGCTAATCTACAAGCAGCAGTGGATGAGCAGATTAAGGAAACACTCCCAAAAGAGAATGTGTCGGAGACCCCGACTGTTACCGCGCCAGATACAACCTCTGTACCCGTATCTGTCCCAACAGTGGCTCAAGTAACCGAGGCTCCACCGGCTCTAGTTAAACCCGACGAAAATCTTACTGTAGTTGCGGATCGTAGCTTAGTCGATTATTTGACTAACACTTACATCCATGACCCGTTAGAGGAAACTCCGTACACTAAGCTAGTCTTGTACGGAGGCATGGGTGGCGGTAAAACTAAGGCTGCTTGTGAGGCTCCCTCACCTTTGCTTATTGCCGTCGAGCGCGGACAGTCCACGCTGCTTAACCATCCTGATATCCTTCGTAACGGCATCAAGGTTATGAAGTTCCAGTCGGTACAGCAGATTGAGGATTTCGTTCAGTTAGTTAAGAAAGGTTACTTTGAGGAATATGAAACCATCATCCTCGACACCTTTTCCGAATTACAGTATACTGCTCTCGACAACCGAGTCCAGCAGAAATGGATGGAAGCTCCACTTAGCCGTGATCCTTATACTCCCGAAGGTAAAGATTACCAAGGGAACACTGGTCATATGCGAAGGATCGCAGCCGCTTTCCGGGACATTGACCGTAACGTAATCTTCATCTGTCACGATAAGGATGTCGAGAAGGGTGCTGCCAAGGCTGTTGTTAGGCAGCCTGACACTACTGATAAAGTAACAGACGCACTTAATCAGTACGTCGATGGAGTGTTCTACCTGTGGAGTCAAGTTTCTCCAGATAGCGGCGAAGAATCATTCTACGCCCTTACTCGTAACACTCAAACTACCGAAGCACGTATCACCGCTAAGACCCGTATCGGTTCACTCGATACTATGGTCCAGAATCTTACCTTCAACATGGTACACGATGCTAAGCTTGACCAAATCGAAAAAATTAAAGCAGAGAGGGCTAACGAACAATGACCGAAGCAGCAGCTAACAACTTGGAAGCATTAGTGCAACAGCAACAACAACAGCCTAGTGCGCCTGTTCCACAACCTACAGCACAGCCTACTCCTAACCCAAACATGATGCCGCAACAGGCCCCGGCTGGTGAGGACTTCCTTGCTGACCTAGGTTTAGATAACGTTCCGGATGGGATTAAGAACGGACGTTATCCAGCCGTGCTAGCTTATGGCAGTGCCGGCTACTATGAGCCTAGGGATGAGCCAGGTACTAAGAAGCGTCGAGTCTCTTTCGCTTGGCGAATCGATGACGCTACTAGCCCACATAATGGCGAGACTGTTGAGAATGACTTTTGTCACGCTAACCCAGGAATGGATAACAAGGCTCGTCGTAAGCTTCGTGACCGTCTCTTTGCTATCGGTCTTCCGTTCGGAGGTATGAATGATGCGCAGCTTAGCGCAGCTATCGCCGGTAAGAAGGGTGCTCCGGTTTGGATCGAGGTTTACACTAGCGCACGCGGAGACGTTAACGTCAGTAAGATCGGGCCTCGTGACGCTAGCATTACTGCTCAGTTGCAGCAAGGTGCTATGGGTATCGCGCAGCAGTTACAGACGCAAAGTCAACAGCCTACAGGGCAGCCCACAACGCCCAACCCCGTTCGTAACTACTAA